CTTTCTTTATAAATCCCGTTCATCCTCCTCATCATCAATACGGTCATCATCTATAAACTGCTCCTCCCACTCTATCATTGCAAAAGTAGGATGATAGTCCTTAGTGCTAGACCAAACCTCTGTGTCAACCTTCTTTGCTATTGTATCTCCTGCTGTATTCACCAAGGTTAAACTCCCTACTTCCAAGGCAGTGATAGTTTTTTCTATCCTTTCCTTCTTCCCCTCAATCCAATCAAGTAAATCTGTTCCTACTTGGATAGCATGGTCATCCAGTATTTCCACTAATGCTAATGTCTTGCTAAGCTTACCAATCAGTGGGGGAAAACTACTTACACTAGTAGCAAAGGGGACAGTATACATGGAAGAGAGTCTGGCATTTATCACCGCATCTGCATCAGCAATATACTGCCGTAAATCCTCATTAGTCAAATCTAATTGGTCAAGCTTTTTATATAGCCGTCGCAAGTCATTTGGATGACTATACAACCCAGCCTCATCTGCCGTTGTCTCTATTACCTCAAACAGCCCCCGACTGATGTAATCCTTCCCACTAATAGTTACCTTCCACACATAGCTATACAAACCAACAGTGCTGGGTAGTGTTTGGATAACATAGTAATCATAATCACTACTCTGTGATGCCGTAGCACTAGACACTAGAGTCTCATTCTTGTCATAGATAGCCAGTGAGGGGGTCACACCTGGTGCAACACTAAAACTAACAGTAAATTGCTTAGTCCCGCCTTTTTCATACCTTTCATACTCAGCCATTTTAACTTCCTTTCATCCCATATGGGTCTTTTATATCCTTCTTCATGCCGTATAAATCCTCTACCTCCTCTTCCATCCCATATAGGTCCTTTATATCTGTAAACATAGCTGTAATCACTTTTACCACTGCCCAAACAATTTGAGCATTTAGGCTGTCAGAAAGCTGTGTGAGGGTATCAGTTAAAACCTTTAGTTCTTCCTTTGTAAACCTATCATTTAAAGATACGCTCTCAGCAATTGACTTTTCTATCTCCTTCTTCCTTCTATCTTGGAGCTGGAGCAAAGTGTCAGTTAGCAACTTAGTAAAAATAATCTGTGTTTTAATGGTATCTTCTACTGGTAAGGTATCAAAAAAAGACTTAAACAGCTCTTTTTTACTCCTATCAGTTAAAATCAAACTATCCACCAGCACTTTTGTTAAAACCCCTGCTATTTGGGCAATATATGTGTCCGACAACAACAAAGTATCAGTAAGCCTTTTATCCAAATTCAGCTTTTTAATGTCTGATAATGATAAGCTATCCCTTACTTTTTTGTCCAAGTCTATCCTTTTAGCATCTGACAGTGATAATGTATCAGCCACTCTCTTGTCTAAATCCATTCTTTTCATATCAGATAATAACAGCATGTCCATAATCTTCTTATCTAAGTCAATCTTTTTCAGGTCTGATAGTGTCAAAGTGTCTTGGAACACCTTCTCAACTACCCCAGATATAATTTCTGCAACGAATGTGTCTGTTAAAGTAATAGAAGCGGCAAATATCTTATTTAAAGTCTTAACCAGTCTATCACTTATATCCAGTTGGTCTTGGAGGTTCTTATCAAGTGTTTTTACAGCAGTGTCAGTAATGGTAACCACATCAGTAAACAATCGGTGGAAGAGGCACGATTTAAAGTGAGTATCAGACAGACTCAAAGAGTCCAAAAAACATTTTGCCAACTCTTTTTTCTTCCTGTCAGACATGTCTAAAGAATCTAAGAAACTTTTTTCTAACTCTTTCCTCTCTCTATCAGACAAAGCCAAGCTCTCAGCCATCACCTTATCCTGCATAGACCCTCTACTGTCAGAAAGACTTAGTGAGTCCTGTAGAGTAACAGAAAATACCTGTCCCCCAGCCGCTACATACTCATCTGCTCCAATATCCCACGTTCCGCTTCTAGTTTCGCCATCTATGTCATCTGAAAAAGCCAAGTTTGGGTCGGAGGATAAATCTACACCTGAATCTTTTGCACAAGTATCACTGGATGCAAGATGGAAGTCATCATTGGCTTCGTCAACAAAAGAAACCGTGCAAGTTTTTGAGTTAGAGCCTGGGACATCGCCAGAAATATCCGAGATATTGTAATCAGAATCAGGGTCAAAATCACCATTATAACCATCAGTGCAATTTTGAACGAGGTTATTTTTAGCCACAATATCTTGATAACCTGATGAATAAATACCAACATTACAATTATAAATCGTGTTATTATAAGCATAAACCTTCTGCCCTGCTGTGCTTATCCCTGCATCAATTCCATCTGAACTGTTAAAATCATAAATAATATTGTTCCAAATTTTCACAGGACCCTCGCTTGTGCCTCCTATTATTCCTTTTGCCAAATTTCCATTGCACCCACGAATAATGTTACATGATACCTCATAATGAGGAGCACCCCTAACATCCAGAGCATGATTATAATCACCAGGTCCTGTTTGTCTGATTTGAAGTCCCTCAATTTTCGTATAAGGCTCATTAACATCAAGTGCATAAGAATCAGCATTATTAACTAGTCTATATTTACTATCGTTCCATTTTCCATCATGCCTATAATTTTCACTTGGGTCAGTCCAGATTTTAATGTAACGAGTTTCATCTGGATTCCAGCTACCATCAATAACCACAGCATCAGTATCTGCACTTCCACCTGTGCACCTACACTTGGCAACGGCTATTTCATCAGCCTGTTGTAAATCTTTCTCCTCCCCTACTTCCCATGCAGAAAGAGAGGTATAATCCGCTCCTGTGCCACCGTCTGGGTCAACTATTTTAATATTCTCAGTCGCCATCATTGTCTCTGGTCAATAATTTTTAAATCTTTTGCACTTACCTCAATTATGCCTTTCTTTAAACTGTCCTCTATTCCACTAATATCAAGCCTGTATCTTCTCCGTGATACTGTATGGATTTCTGGTTCTTCTTCAACTTTGATGTTATAATCTGCTTCATTTACTGTTATGCCAAAATGGCTTAACTCTTGAGCAACCAATTTGCACTTTTTCAGGCATTCGCTTTGTGCAGTGTCTCTGTCCGTGCTTGTAACAAGAACACCAAGTTTATCTGATGTGGCATGGTATCTAGAGCCAATGATTATTTTATGAAAATCAAGAAGATGAACCAAATCTTCTGGCTCAGCATCTTTAACTCGGATAATATAAAACTTTTCCTTGTTCAGTTCTTCTTTACCCCATTTATGACCAGCAGGTCTAATCACAACCACATAGCCTTTTTTATAGCAACCCCGCAGGTCTTTTACTTCGTTTTTATGAATTGCATCACAAGCCTTTATAAGCAATTCAGCAGGCATTATTGCACCTCCACTTGAAAGCTTTGAGGAACTTCAGGTATTGGGTAAGGAACATAGATTGTTACTTCTGCTTTACTGCTCTCATTATCAGCATTCTTTGCAGTTAGCCCAAATGTATAATTCTGTCCAACCGAGATAACATCATAAGTAAAAGCCTCGTCAAAACTTTTTGTGCCTGTTTCACCATCACTGCATTTAGAGGTAAATTCCTGTATTTGTGTCCATGTATCATCAGGATTTTTCAGATACAAAATAAACTTTGTTTCCCAACCAGGGCAATCATAATCCCACCGAGCTACGAAATCCATTGCTGTAGCTTCTGGAACGATAATATAAGTATGAACCACAGCACTAGCTAGCAAAGGCAAGAAAAACAACACAAAAGCCAAGGTAGTAATTAGTCTTTTCATTCTTGAACCTCCTTACCGTATATTTTTCTAAACAATTTAACCATTTTATTTTTTATTTTCTTATTTGAGCCTGCATAAAGCAAGTCTTCCACTTCTATAACCACTATCTCTGTCTCTCTTAATTGAAACATATTATACCTAATCCTAATCCACCATCCGCCAGCATGCTCTTCTATTTTCCATCTCACCAGCTATTTACTACCAACAGTAGTCTCAATGGTCAGCTTCAGAAAGTCACTATTCCCCAGCGTGGCAATCGTCCCAGTCAACCGCTGGAACAGCGTCCCACCTGTAGATGCATTGAAAACACCCGCCTCTGTCAAGGCAACTGAAGTAATACCATCAGCAGCACCAGCAAAAGTAGTCACCGTAATCCAGACATTGTTACTACTAGTATTAGTGGCAAAAGTATTCCGTGCCACCTCTCCCTCTAATGCAGTATCATTCACTGTAGGGTCAGTCCCACCAGTCCCAACTGCCGTATAAGCCATTGCACTGCCAGGGTTACTTGTGAGGTATTGAGCCAACCAATCCATCCCATCACCCACAATCAGGTTCTCAAACCTCTTCCTCTCCACTCTCCCATCAGCCCTAGTAATCTCCACTAACCAAATAGCCTTCAAAGATAACCTGTCTCTTTTTTTCTTACGCATACTTACCCTCCAAATCTTTAGTCTGCACCTCAACTCTGCTCCTCAAATATCTCATCAAATCCTCACTGCTTGCAAACCTAGCCACCACAATTGGGGGATTGCTATCTATCTGCCTATCAGCCCTCAATGCCCAAGCTACCTCAAACCCTCTACCCAGTATAGCTAATGCCTCAGTGTAGTAGGGCAAACCATCTTCCTCTAAGTGGTCACCAGAGCCAAGAAAATTATCTTGGTACATCTTCACTGCCCTCTCACATAGCTCCACCACCTCTGGGGTCACTTGCCTTCCATTCCCCTCCAATATATACCTAGCCATGTGGACCCAGTCCCTCATGATAAGGTATTTCCCCAGCGTCCGCTCTGGGTACTTCTCTCTGTCTCTTTTCACAAGGTTAATGTTACGATAGAACTTCCTCCGTCGCCTCTCTTCACTTAAATACCCATCATGAGCCAGCCCTACATCAGCCAAACAAACTACCGGCACTACAGCCTCCTTGCCTGGTAGATGTGGATGCTCGTGAACACAATTTGAAACAGATACCCCATTCACTACATATGAATGTTTATTAGCAACTGTAAGGTCATACACTTTACCTCTATATTGAATGGGGCGTATACTTTTAATCCGCATATACCGGTATCCCCCATCACTCCACGACTGTGTGGGCACTATAGGCCCCTCCTTTGGCATCCCCCAATCCAAAAACTGTTTTCTCTTAACACGGGCAAAAACTTCATAAGTACCTGCAGTCTTATTATAACGAAAATTGGGCATAAACCCTTGGCGTAAAAGGAGCTCATTCACCTGATAGGCCAACACTTCTGAAACAGTAGTGTACCTCACTAAAGAACCCTCTACACAACCATCTCCTCTCCACAAACCACGCAAGAGCTCCCTCTGTTTCTCAGCAGGTAACAACATTATCCACTGTGGGACCTTCTTATTCCTAGCACCACTACCAATTTCCCCCTTCAACCACTCTGCCAGAGGTCTACAACCTATAACAACGCTAATCACCCTACACTGTTTAGGATAGCTACACCAACTGGACATACCCCAACAAGATGCTATCTCTTTAACATCTTCCACATATTCAGTTTCATGTAAACCAAAAGAAAAATCTATCTTAGCACCTTCTGATATACAGCCATCACTAATATAGTAGCCAATCAAACGTAATAACTTATCATCCACCAACAACACATCAGGCACTTTACTTACTTTCCCCTTCTGCCTTTTAATCCACACACCATCAACCAACTTCCAACTTGCACATGAACCACTACCTTTATGTGAGCCCTCCTTAGCATGCTCACTCAAATATACCACATCCCTATCTTTCACCAATTTAGGGAGGGGAGATAAAAGCAAATCACCTACCTGCAATTCACCAGCCTTCACTTTTTCTATTTTATAATCCTCAAAAAAATGATGGTTACACCTATCTTTCATACGACAAATAGGCTTGCACCTAACATTATACTTCCTATCATTAATGCACTTCTTCGTGTGCACTGCAAAAACTTCATGGGACTTACTAATTCTTAATGGCTCAGGAGACCCTACCGCTACTATCTCCAAAAACTCCTCATCAACATCATAAGACCAAATCCTTTCCACCCTCTGATAACTACCATCATGTACTCTAACATAATCACCCACTTTTATTTCTTTTATCGGTTTAAAATCAGGATTGGTAGCAACCAAAGCATCCTCTGCCACACAACCCCAAAACCTAATCCCCAACCCATTCCTAAACACCCTCACCGGCTGGTCAGGCTTAAACGGATGTTCTGGGAAGATACTGAAATGATGCTGTTTCACTACATAACCATTATACATATTAGTCCGCAAGTATTTAAATAAATCTCTAGCCTCAATCAGCTCCTCATCTGCATCCATCCAAAGGATGAAATCAGTGGTAGCATGCTTTATGCATTCATTCCTCACCACATCAAACCCTACCTCCAACGGGTTAGGCCCCTTGTACACTTTGTCTGTATATTGTTTTGCTATCTCTACCGTGCTATCACTGCTACCCGTATCCACCACAATAATCTCATCAAACCCACTAACACTCTTCAATGCCCTATGTAACATTGCCTCAGCATCCTTTACTATCAAACAAGCTGCTATTGTTTGCCTCGGCCGTTGTATAAAACACTTACGCTCCATATCTACCTGTCCCACTTCAACACTGCTCTTCTGTCTATACGTGACAAAATGCCACCCCAGCGGCTCACCATCCCTAGGGCTATTGCCAGCCAGGCCAACATTAACTGTATATTCTGGTTTTTTACCAAACATATCCCGTAAATCATGTCTATCAAAATGCCAAAAATGCCCTTTATATTTCAACTCACCACCAGAAGCACCCCAAGATCCAAATGGGACACTAATCAATACATGTCCACCTTCCTTTACCCACTTTTCTACTTTTCTCATTACTGCCCATGGATGCCTAAAATGCTCCAAAATCTCAAAAGCCACCAGACAATCATATTGGCCAGGGCCGCTATTCTCATCCCCTACTACAAAACTAACATTGCTATACTTGTTTAATCGCTTTGCCAGCTCTACCTTCTCTGGCACTACCTCTACACCAGTGAAGTGTATAGTGGGAAACTGTTTAGCTAGGTTAAAAACATATTGGCCTACATCACTCCCAAAATCCACCACTGTTTTTATATCTGGGTGTTCTTCTAGATAATCTACCAAAAACTGAAGCCTCACAGGGCTGACCATCCTCTCTACTTCTTCTATACTTTTCACCCCAGTAGGCCCTTCCTCTAGAAACTGCTCAGTGTAAAACTGTTTCGCCCCCTCTGCAGCTCCCTGATATTGTTTATCAATCTCTGCCCTTTCCCCCTCATCCATCAAGACCCTAGCAGCCTCTATGTCTTCATAGTAAATAAAATGTTTTTTCAACCTTTCTTTATCCTGTGTTTGTTCAGAAAAGAACTGATGGAACTTCTCCATCCACTGCTCCACTACCTTTCCCCAATCAAATTCCTCTGCTCTCTTCCTTCCCCGCTCTGCAAGTTGTCTCCTTTTGGATGGGTTTCTCCTCTGCTCTCTTCCTTCCCCGCTCTGCAAGTTGTCTCCTTTTGGATGGGTTTCTAGCCAAATAGAGAAGAGCTTTTATAAACTTGTCTTGATAATCTGGGGTAGATGCCTGCCCTGATACAAAATACCCACAATCCCCCAGCACCTCACGCAAGGCACCTACATCATTATAAACAAAGACAGCACCACTTGCCATTGCCTCTACTGCACTAATGCAAAATACCTCTTCAAAATCACTACAATAAGCATATATCCCCGCACTCTGGTACTGTTTATAAAGCTCCTGTTTATTCAAATGGCCTAGGTTGGTACAGTTAGGTAGCTCTTCAATCCTACCCCAAAGATACTCATACAGCCCCCTCATCTCGGGCACTGTATTATCATATCCTGCCACATAAAGATGAAACCGTGGCTCTATCTTTAGTAACTTCTCCATTACCCCATCAGGCCCTACCAAATTAACCAACCCACGCTCTGGCCTGGCACAATAAAGTAACCTGTATGGGTCTCCTTCACCAAATGGGATTTCCTTAACTGACACTCCATTGTGTATTGGCCAAAGCACCTGCTCTGGCAGTCCATATACTTCCTCTTGTTGCTCTGCATGC